TTAGAATGTGCTTAAAAGCAAAGATTCCTTATAGGGTTTCCGCACAGTAGGAACAGGAAATGGAAATTACACAACGAAAAACGGCTGATTTAATACCGTATGTTAACAACGCACGAACACACAGCGAACAACAGGTTTTGCAAATCGCTGCAAGTATAAAAGAGTTTGGTTTTAATTCGCCCGTCTTGGTTGATGGTGAGAATGGCATTATTGCCGGTCATGGTCGCGTTATGGCGGCTAAAAAGCTAGGACTTGATGAAGTACCCACCATTGAGCTTAAACACCTCACCAAGACGCAAAAGAAAGCATATATCCTTGCAGATAACCGCTTGGCGTTGAACAGTGGTTGGGATAATGATTTGTTGGCGTTGGAGCTGGGAGAATTATCGGACGATGGGTTTAATTTGGATTTGCTTGGGTTTGATGATACTGAATTGTCGTTGCTTGATGAACCAGAAACTACTGAAGGATTAACCGATGAAGATGCTGTGCCGGAACTACCCATTGAGCCAGTTACTAAGTTAGGCGATGTGTGGCTGTGTGGCAATCATAGGGTGATGTGTGGGGATAGTACAAGTGTTGATGCTGTTGAGAAGCTGATGGATGGGAATAAGGCTGATATGGTTTTTACTGATCCGCCATACGGAATGTTTTTAGATACAGATTATTCATCAATGAAAAGCGCAATGTTTAAAGGAAAAACAGGCGGTGCGGATTACGAAAAAGTTATTGGTGATAACAATGATTTTTCTCCCGAATTGATAAATACAATTTTTGCAAATTTCGATTATTGCAAAGAAGTTTTTATGTGGGGAGCTGATTATTATGCAGATTTAATTCAAGAAAAAAACAAAGGCGCGTGGATTGTTTGGGATAAGCGATTAGATGAATCGGCAGATAAAATGTTTGGTTCTGCGTTTGAATTATGCTGGTCAAAACAAAAACATAAACGTGATTTTGTTCGGGTTAAATGGGCTGGCATTTTTGGAATGGAAAAAGAGCATGATAAGAAAAGACAACACCCAACACAAAAACCCGTTGAATTGGTCGGCTGGTTTTTAAGCAAATATAGCGAAAAAGAAAATTTAATTATTGATATTTATGGCGGTTCAGGTTCAACACTTCTCGCATGCGAAAAAACAAACCGCATAAATTACAGTATGGAACTAGACCCAAAATACTGCGATGTCATCATCAAACGCTGGCAAGATTTCACAGGAAAACAAGCTGTGTTAGAATCAACTAACGAAACTTTCGACATTATAAAAGAAAATGGCACAAGGTAAAAAATTCATACCAACAGAAGAAGAACGTAAAATGGTGCAATCCATGAGTGGTTATGGTGTGCCTGTTTTACAAATAGCCGCATTAGTGCGTGATGGCATTGATGACGAAACACTTACCAAACATTTTAAAAAAGAATTAATACAAGGCAAAGCTAAAGCCAACAGCAAAATAGGGCAAACTTTATTTCAAAAAGCAACAGGTGGCGATACCAGTGCAATGATATGGTGGAGCAAAACACAAATGGGCTGGAAAGAAACAAAAGAAGTTGAAGTAATAGATAAACGCTCAGAGCCTATTTTATTTACTGATGCTGATTAGGCTAACCACTCCGCAAAAGCAATTTATAAATTGCCTTGAGCCTTTTCCAGCTATTGTTGGTGGGCTTGGTAGCGGAAAATCACGCGCAGGAACATTAAGGCTTATTAGGTTATTGCTTGCTGACCCTTACGCAGACGGGGCATATTATATGCCAAGCTATGACTTGTTAGTTTTACGAGCAATGGTTGGTGTTGAGCAGGATTTAAATGCACTTAATATACCTTACTCAGTAAATAAATCGGCTTATACAATTCAACTGCATGGATTTGGGAAAATAATTTTTAGAAGTTATGACCGCCCAGAAAGAATTATTGCTTACGAAGTCGCACATTCTATCTGTGACGAGTTGGACACGCTCAAAAAAGATAAAGCTGATTTAGTATGGCGTAAAATATCAGAACGTAATCGCCAAACGTGCAAAGGAAAAAACACTATTGGTTTAGTTACCACGCCAGACCAAGGCGTTAATGGTTTTGTCTACGATAAATGGGTTAAACGCAAACAACGTGGATATGAATTATTTAAGGCGTCAACTTATTCAAATAAATGGTTGCCTGAAGATTACGCGCAACAAATACTTTTAAACTACGACCCAATCCTTGCTCAATTATATTTAGAAGGCGAGTTTGTATCGTTAAACAAAAACAAAGTTTATCATTTTTTTGATCGCAAAAAACATCATGTGCAAAGGGTATTAAATGAACACGATACGCTTATTCATATCGGTCTTGATTTCAATATTGGTGGCACTTGTGCTGTTGTTTTTGTCATTGATAATAATGTGCCTATCGCTGTTGATGAATTTGTTTCACACGATACGCAAGATTTTATTAACAATCTAACGCGATATGAAAATAAAAAAATAATCATTTACCCAGACGCAAGCGGAAAAGCAAGCAGAACAAATGCCAGCCAATCCGACATTGGCATGATTAGACAAGCAGGCTATCAACTGCAATACAACCCGACTAATCCAGCCGTTCGCGATAGAATTAACTCTTACAATGGATTGCTTTCGCATGGACGTTTTTTTATCAATACCGACAAATGCCCAAACTTAACCAACGCGCTAGAAACTCAAGGATATGATGATAGGCTTGAACCAGAAAAGTTTAATACTCACCCTGCAATTGATGATTGGGCGGATAGTAGTGGATATTTTATTGCGTTCAAGTTTCCAGTGATTCACAATAGACCAAATTTAGCACAGATTACAGGCATTTAATATGAGCGTAGACACAAAGCACAGCGAATATCACGAATATTATGAAATATGGGAACGATGCGAACATGCAGCAGAAGGGCAGGACGAGATACACGAATATGGCGTGAAATATCTTCCACGCCTAAGCGGTCAAAACGACGCTGAATATTACGCTTACAAGCAACGCGCACTTTATTTTAACGCGACAGCCCGCACAATCGATGGTTTAACGGGAATGCTGTTTATGCGTCCCGAAACGATTGAAGCACCTGCGGCAATGGATAGCATTATTGCAGACGTGACAATGAGCGGGTTATCACTGCATCAATTTGCTGAAATAATAGCAGAAGAAGTTATTACAATAGGAAGAATAGGGGTGTTAATCGATTATCCACCCATTGTTAACGCTGTCACACTTGCACAAGCACAGGCACAAGGCGCAAGACCTTACGCCACCATGTATGATGCAGAATCAATCATAAACTGGAAAACTGGGCGCATTAACAATGTTGAACAGTTAACGCTGGTTGTGCTTGAAGAAGAAAACGAGATTCCTGTTGATGAATTTGAATCTAAATGCGAACCACAATGGCGCGTTTTAGATTTAGCTGAAGGCGCATATCGTCAGCGTGTTTTTCGTAAAGACAAACGCGGTGAATTTATTTTGGTGGAGGAGATATTCCCACAAATAAATGGGCGCGTGATTAATAGAATACCGTTTGAGTTTTTTGGCGTTCGTGACAATTCACCATGCGTTGATAAGCCACCACTGCTAGACCTTGTTGACGTTAACTTATCGCATTACCGCACAACAGCCGATTATGAACACGGTTTGCACTTTACGGGACTGCCTACACCTGTCGTCACTGGATATTATTCAGACGACAAAAGCGCATCACTGCGTATCGGTAGCGGCACAGCATGGCTATTGCCAGAACCACAATCAAAAGCGTTTTATCTTGAATTTACTGGTCAAGGTTTGGGCGAATTGCGTGAGGCATTGCGCTCAAAAGAGGCAATGATGGCAACACTGGGAGCGCGTATTTTAGCACCCGAAAAACGTGCGGCTGAAGCAGCGCAAACGGCTAATATTCACAGGTCAAGTGAAAACAGTGTATTAGCGTCAATTGCTCAATCTATTAGCGTTGGATTAACCAACGTTATGGAATGGTTGCGCGATTGGTCAAATATTACTGGTGAAGTTAAAGTTGAGTTAAACCGTGACTTTATCCCTAACTCAATGACAGCTCAGGACGTGGATAGTTTGGTTAAGGCTTGGCAAAGCGGTTCAATCAGCCATCAAACTTTATTCGAAAACCTTGTTGCCGGTGATATTATTGCACAAGACACAAGTTTTGATGATGAGATGGAACGCATTGCAACACGACCTGCAACAGGTGGACTTCTATAATGGAAGAATCGGCTAATACACAATTACGCGATAAAACTATTGCCCACTCGATATACTTGCAACGATATTATTCGTCAACAAGTAAAAAAGTAATGGATTTATTGCGTGAAACTGAAAAGGATTTAGTGCGTCAATTAAAAACGCTCGACCTTGATAATCAAATGACAATTCCGCAGATTGACGCGCGTTTGGAATCAGTACGGGCAATTTTAAATGAGGGTTATACGTTAGCCGGTAAAGAGTTAATTAGTGATATGCACGACGCGGCAGAGTATGAACAGGAATGGCAAATAAAAGCCGTAAATGAATCAACGCCTATTGTATTGGATATGGTAGCCGTTGCACCTGTGACATTATTTGCAGCGGTAGAGTCAAAACCATTGCAAGGTAAACTGATAAAAGAATGGATTGATAAACTAGACCAAGACAGTTACACGCGCATACAAGATGCTGTAAGAATGGGTTTAGTTGAAGGGCAATCATACAATGACGTGGTTAAGCGCATAACAGGCACAAAGGCACTACAATACACCGATGGCGTGATGGCATTAAACAAACGGCAAACGCAGGCATTGGTATCAACGGCAATGGCACACGCAACCAACACCGCGCGTGATGAATTTTATCAAGAAAACGCGGATTTGTATAAAGGCGTTCAATGGGTAAGCACGTTAGACCAGCGCACAAGTTCTATTTGTCAGGCGCGTGATGGTAATGTTTACCCGCTTGATACTGGCATTAGACCACCTGCGCATTTTAGATGCAGGTCGGCAATGGTTCCGATATTAAAATCATGGCAAGCGTTAGGACTTAAAAACCCAAGCGGGCGCACACGAGCAAGTATGGACGGGCAGGTTGCGCAAACTGAAACATATCAATCATGGCTAAAAAAGAAACCAATAGCATTTCAAGATGAAGTGCTTGGACAAGAACGCGCAAAATTGTTTCGTGACGGTACTCCGCTGGACAGGTTTGTTGACGATAGCGGTCACACTTACACACTTGACGAGTTAAAGAAAAAAGAAAATTGATGTTTTATTATTTATCGTGTATAAATGCGCCAACACACTCCAAGTGTTCATCTTGTGTCGTTGGTGTTACACCTTTCATCAACGGCACACCCTAACTT